ATTGAGCTAATCAACAACTTTTTAAGTAACCCGCAGTGTTTGCAGGAGATAGCTACTGGTGCCGGAAAAACTATTATGACCGCGGCTCTAAGTGCTAGCATAGAACGGTATGGTCGTAGCATTGTAATCGTACCTAATGTATCCTTGGTTACGCAAACAGAAAAGGACTATCGCAATCTAGGCCTTAATGTCGGGGTGTATTACGGTGGAAGAAAAGAAATCGGGCATACGCATACGATTTGCACCTGGCAGAGCCTGAATGTGATGTTGAAGAATACTAAAGCGGATGAAGCGGAAGTTCCAATCGACGAGTTTTTGGAGGGTGTGGTATGTGTCATAGTGGATGAATGTTTCGCAGGAGATATGCGGGTACTGACGCCCGGCGGATACGTACCTATTAAAGACATCGTAGCAGGTGATAAGGTTGTAAATTATTCTGAACATACGAATGAATTCAAAATTGATACTGTTACTAAGCAGCATACAAATATAGCTAAATCGAACAGTGAAAAAATGTACGAACTAGAGTTTGATACCGGCGCAGTAGTTAGAGTTACCGGCAATCATAAATTTTTGACAAATCTAGGTTGGTGCCGAGCCGATTCATTAACATATGACCATAAAATAATCAATAAGACATAAATACATCTAACTAAAGCAGAGGTATTTAATGAATCCTAGGACGAATAAAAAAATGGAAATGATTAATGATCGGTTGTGTGCATATAACCAGATAGTCAGAGTAACTAATTTATCAGCTATTAGTGCTGTGCTCAATACGGGGCAAGTATTGACTGGTGCTGACTGCAACCGATTCATAAACAGAATTATGAATACAGTTGTTGATGCTTGGGTAAAAAATACAGACGACTTGCTCTCGGGGAATGTATCTGACAAAGATATCAAAGCCATATCGTTTTCAATAGGCGGCAAAGCTGTTCAGAAAAAACACGGTGAAAAAATTAAACAGCAGTTGAACACCGGAAAACCATGGAATAAAGGAATGAAGGGTAATTATCCATATAATAACCCTTGCAAGGACTCAACTAAGACTAAAATAAGCGAGAAGAATCTAGGTGCCAAGAACGGCATGTATGGTAAAAAAATGCCAGCGACTGAAAAAGAGAAGAGGTCGCGCTTAATGAAGGACTTAATTATTTCAGGAAAATTTACACCAAATTCCAATAATAGAAATACTCATTGGGAATCATCATTAGATGATCTAAAATTTAGATCAAGTTGGGAAGCATTGTACCAATTCAACCACCCCACAGCAGAGTACGAGTCCTTGAGGATAGAATATGATATCGGTAACGTCACAAAAATATATATCGTTGATTTTGTTGACCACATTAATAAAGTAGTTACTGAGGTGAAGCCCGAAGAATTGTGCTCCGGACTAGTCTTTGCGGCCAAACTTAATTCTTTGGAAAACTGGGCGAAGGGTAATAATTATTCTGTAATAATAGCAACAAGGGAATTTTTAACCTCATTTGATGAACCGGTAGAGTACTCTAGATTTGATAACAACACACAGCGAAAGATAAAACAATTATATGAAACTAGTAAAAAAAACTGAAATACAAAAACCCAACACCGTGTATAATTTACATATACAAGATGATCACAATTATATTGTAGAAGGCGCGGTGGTATCTAATTGTCACCAAGCAAAAGCTGATGCCTTGAAAACACTGTTGACAGGGGTAATGAGTCATATCCCGATTAGATGGGGACTGACTGGTACTATCCCAAAAGCAAAGCTTGAAAGTCAGGCATTGTTTGTCAGTTTGGGGCCAGTGATTAACAAACTGTCAGCTAGTACTTTACAGGAACAAGGTGTGCTTGCTCAATGCCACGTGAATATTATTCAATTACAAGATGGATTGGAATTTTCAAACTACCAAAGTGAGTTAAAGCATTTGCTTGAAGATGCATCACGATTGGATGTCATTGCCAAGCAAATTCAATCACTAAAGGCTAGTGGCAATACATTAGTTCTAGTTGATAGAGTTAATGCGGGTAAGGAAATCGTTAGTAGGATCCCCGGAGCAGTCTTCATCAGTGGAGATACCAAGGCACAAGTCAGGCAGGAAGAGTATGACAAGGTATCCGTAAACTCAGGCTTGGTGTTAGTCGCAACATATGGAGTGGCAGCGGTAGGCATCAACATCCCTCGAATATTTAATGTGGTACTGATCGAGCCTGGCAAATCATTTGTAAGGGTTATTCAAAGTATCGGTCGTGGCATTAGAAAAGCAGAAGATAAAGACCACGTGGAAATATACGATATAACTTCCAGCTGCAAGTTCGCCAAACGTCATTTGACAAAGCGAAAAGAATTTTATAAAGAAGCCAATTATCCCTTTTCAGTGGATAAATTACAATATAAGTGATAAATGTAAGTTAAACCCGAATAGATTGACATCCCATAAACAAACCGATATAATTTAACAATGAACATACTTCTTTTAGACAACATAAAATATAACCTAGAAAATCTCCCCGAAGAAGTGGATGATTTTAGGTTTGCTATCCTAGATAACTCAAACCCCACCGCTGTTGATTATCATTATATCCCTCTAATATTCCTAGAATCATTCAGCTCTCCGGCATTGGTATTACGCATAGGTGAACACGTTATAAAAATGCCTGTTGATTGGCAGATTTTGATTGGTGAAAAGGAACACGGCGATCTAGAAACATTGCCACTAACTAGTATCAATGATCGTGGATTCAATGCGTTTGAATTCAATCCATTATCATCATTCTCCCCTACATTTCAACCCATTGAAATTATTGACATATACCATGATGTAACTTGGTATGCCCCGAGGCTTAAGAATGGACAATTTCTTTGCGTACCAATTCAAGACTCAGTTAAACCAATGTGCGTTTATTTCGTAAAAGAAGTTAGCAGAAACTGTGAGATCGTAGATTATTCGTTAGCGTGGTAAGTATATAATGGCAACAAAACTAGCAGAAGATGAGAAGTTTGAGAAACAAGATTTTGATTTGTTTGCAGCCTTGACCGCGTTAGATAAAAAAGATTATGCTTGGTTTGACCGATTAACTGAAGATCAGCAGCGAAAATTTGTGCCCTTTATGATGGTGCATTGGATGAGCGCAATCAAAGGTAATAAGGATCTCCAGGGATATTATTTGCAAAGCACTGAGTATCACGCTAATAAATATCTATTCAATGAAAACGTACAAAAACATCCCAAGCTTCAATGGCTAATGTTATGTGCAGCTAGTCCGGGCTTGGGCAAGCAATTTCATCAATGGATCCCAAACATAAGCGCAAGTGTCAGTAAACTTAAAACACCTGCAAAGGCTAAGGAAGTTAAAGACTACTATGCAAAGATTTACCCTAAAGCAGATAGCGAAACCTTAACTGAGATTGCTAAGACATTTGTAATTGAGCAAAAGCGTAAAATACATTTGAGTAATTTGTTTCCAAATCTCAAAATATCCGACATTGAAACCCTTAACCAAATAATAACTGATGATGATATTGAAGAATATGAAAAAGATAGAGGAAACGGATAGTGTTATCAAGTACGGTTGTGAATTTTGCAAACGTGAATTCCTACGTGAATCAACTGTATTAAAACATATATGTGAATATAAACATCGTTGGCTAGAGAAGGATAGGCGTGGTAACCGGATCGGATTTCAAGCTTGGTTGCAGTTTTATGTAAAAAATAGTACCAGCAAGAAAAATCGAACATACGAAGAATTCATTAAGAGTGCATATTACACCGCCTTTGTAAAGTTTGGGACTTATTGTGTTGATATTAATGCGCTGAATATCAATAGGTTTGTAGATTGGTTGTTGAAGAACCAGGTTAAAGTTGATGCTTGGAATAGTGATAGTTCATATAACAAATTTCTTACAGAATACCTTCGCGAAGAAGACCCGCTAGACGCAATTGCTCGTAGTATTGAAACTACTATCACACTAGCAGAAACAGAACGGGTATTGAATCGTGATATTTTACGATATGCCAATAAGAATAAACTCTGTTACGCCGTCACAACCGGTAAGATTAGTCCATGGATGCTATATCAAAGTGCAAGTGGTACTAAATTTTTAGATGAGTTAGACGAAACTCAGGTTAAAATGATCATCGACTATATCAATCCTGAACTATGGGCCATTAAGTTTATACGAGATATTAAAATAGTGCCGCAAGTAAAGGAATTGTTGGTCGCGGCCGGCTATTGAGTATGACTGATCAGCCCATTACATGGCACTGGAATGACGATGGCAATTTAGGCTGGCATACCTGCCATCTACCTAATCATTTTGATCAAGTAAGTACCTACATGGATCGATATGACGAGATAGTTAACTGGATAACAGAGTCGATTGAAAAGTATGAGCGGCACGCTAGATGGAAAATAGATTATGAAACTATCTACGTTAAGTTTAGGTATGAACGGGATTATGTAAGATTTGTGTTGAGGTGGTCATAATGAATTCCTCTAAGATAGAGTGGACTGAGCTTACACTAGTGAGAAAAGAGTTTAAAGAATTGTATGCCCATTGTGGACCAAATGTATTCAAATCTCATTTAGCAGAAATATACGGAATCGAGTTGAAATATGTTGACAATGTTACTAGATACTGTATAATTGACGAGAAGAAATACTTACTCTTTTTATTAAAATGGGGGTAAGTGATAAATTTTAAAAGGAATAAGATGTCATTAGATGTAATGCTAGATATTGAAAGTTTAGACACATCACCAAACTGTGTGATATTAACGATTGGTGCGGTATCGTTTAATCCCAAAGGAATGGGAGTGGTAGATAGATTGGAATTGCGCCCTACTATTGATGAACAAACCGATGTTTATAATCGTGTAATCAATGAAGATACCATCAGGTGGTGGGGTAATCAAAGCGCCGCAGCCATGGAAGAAGCTATGGGTGATAATGGTAGAGAGTCATTTCAAGTATGTATGGAAAAGCTGTACAAATTTTGCTGGAATCGGCGAGCAGTATGGAGCAACGGTGCAGGGTTTGATTGTGTGGCAATGGAAAGTGCTTGGCGACAACTTGATATGAAGATTCCCTGGCCCTTTTATATGGTGCGAGACACTCGGACATTGTTTGAGGTCACCGGTGTCAAACTAAAAGACGGTGGACACGTTACCAAGCACACCGCGGCGGCTGACGCAGAACATCAAGCATTAACTGTTCAGCGAGCCTACGCCAAGCTGATCAAAGCAGGGATGGTGACACCGTGATACTTAAATCAGGTGATATTGATATTGATTTTGGCTCAAGGGAAGAGTTACTCAACCACATAGAGTTTGTTCCCGCAGCTATGCGTAAAGTTTCTCCGATTAGGAAACACGCTACTGGTATATACGTGACTGATATACCATATGATCCTGTCAATGATATGGCTTCAATTGACTATTCTGATGCGGAAGAGCGCGGTTATTTTAAGTTAGACTTGCTCAATGTTCACG